AAAGCATAAGTAGCAAATGTAACTGTGTACAATTGCGAAGTGTTTTCGTAATCTGCAATTGTACAGCTTCTAACGTTACCGATAGTAACATCATCGCCATCAATTACAGGAATCTGCAATGTGTTACCCATTGACATCTTACTCATCTCGATAACATCTGGAGTAATAACTGCATTAGGTGCAATTGTATCTAATTTGAATAAGGCTAATGCGCCATGTTCCGAAAGCCTATCTTCGTATTTATCATAGTTCGAAGGGTAGGCGGTACGCAATGCTTGCGTTAAAGTGTTAGCTAAACCAGCCATAAATTTAAAATTTTAGTTTGTTAATAATTGTTGTTGATTTTGATTTTCTCTACCCTTCAAGAAAATCTATTTAAACACTAAAGTAATAAAAAATATTTATAATTACCTTAATGGTAAATTTTTTCCATATTCCGACATTAATTCGTCTGCTTTCTTTACGAACTCTGTTGAATTTTTCGCAACACCTTCTTTCATCAATGTGTCTTCAATCAACCTGTTCAACTCTACCTTATTCTTTGCAGCGCTTAAAGCAACGTTTGCAGGTTTCCTTTGTGCGGGGTCTGCACCACCACCACCAGCGGCATTAGTCTTATCAACTAATATAGACTTCAACCTCTCGCTTAGTATTTCCTCTGCGGTTGCCTTCGACATTGTTTTTTTGTTGGTAATCAACTCACCATTAGCATAGAAAGCAATGCTGCCATCTTCAAGAATTTTAGCTTCGTTTAACAACGACGCGTAAACCGTGTTAATGTAAGTACTTCTTACATCTTCTGGCAGGGCCTCATTAATAGTAAATTTAGCCAGCGATTTGTTTAACTCGCTCTCAATTGAGAACCGCTTTTGCTTTTCTTGAAATTGTGTTAAAAGTTGCTCTTTTTCTTGTATCTGCTCTGAATAAGTCTTTTTAGTGCTTTCGTAAAGGTCTTTAAAATACTTTGCTTGCTCATTATTTTCAATCTTACTTTTCAACTCTTCATTCTCTTTTTTGATTTGATTGATAAAATCTTCGTCCGCTGCGCTTGCTTTTTCTTTTAAACTCTTTACTTGACTTGTCCAGAAGTTGTAAGACTTCTCACCCTGTGGGCGCTTAATACCCAAAACGCTCTCAAAATTCTTATCATATTCCCCGTGAAGCTCACCGATTTTTGAGCCTACCTTTTGTTCAAATTGAAGGTTTGCGTAATTGTCAAGATACTGCTTTCCGTGTTCCGATTGTGCGATTGTTTCAAGAATTTGACCTCTTAATTCTTGATTTTCGTTAAACGCTTGTGCGATAACATCTACTGTTAAATTTTCCATAATTACCCTTGTTATAGATTAAATTGATTAATTGTTTACTCTTCTATTTTCTTTGCTTTAGCTACTGGCTTCTTTGGGTCGTGCAAAACATAGACCTTTGTGTAGCCCAACAAAGCTAAGTTATCTTTTACACCTCCTTTTCTTTCCCAAGCGTCTGGCTGGAATTGCTTAACGTAAGCCGCTGTTAAATAGTCCTCTTGTGCTGGTCTGTGAGTTCTTCTAATAAATAAGCAATGGTACATATCTGTACAATTTGCGTCAATTTCACTAGGCACGGTTACTCCGTAATCACTCGGAACTTGCTTGTAAACTACATCGTAGTTATTTGCTTTGATTTTCTCTACTTTCATTTGAATAAAGTTTTAATTGGTTATTGATTTTATCTATTTTAGTTGAAAACTCTAAGTCATCTCCAAAGTAAATTACATTGGTATTTTCCCTTTCAAATCGAGCAATAAAGGCAGCAAATCGAGCTTTGATAATATAGTCCTCAGTGCTTATCGTACCATTGTCAAGCATTGTTTTAGCTTCCTCTAATTTCATGTGCGGCAATGGGTTAAGGTTAAGAAGTATAACTGCTCTCTTTATTTTATCACTATTCCCTTTGTATTTAGTTTGAATTATTTGTCTATAAATAGCATCAATCTCATCTTCAGGCTCTCCGCTCTCTTTTGCTTCTTTGTACTCTTTTTGAAGGTCGCTTAAACTCTTTAAATAAAATTCATCACCATAGAAAACAGTAGAGCCTACAAAGCTATCACCATAACGTAGAAATGCAACCGTATCATTTGCCCATTTATGTATTCGCTCAAATCGCTCTTTTATGTTAATTAGAACGTTCCTTCTGCTCTCAAAACTTCCAACAACTTGCAGCTCATTAATAGCCTCCGTGTCTAAGGTTTTACTGCTCGTTCCTATTACTTGTGATTTGATTTGAGCCTCAATAGTTTTGAGCTTTTCGGTTAAGTACTCAAGCGGAGTAACGTTTGCAGAAATTATCTCAACTGGTTTGCTTAAGTCTGGGTCTTCGTTGCTTTGTCTTGCTGGATATTCAAAGTTTGTTCCAGCTCCTACAAGCTCCCTTCCTTCACAAGCTGGGCATTTAGTAGGAATGTTAATGATGTCGTAATCAACATCGTTAAAATACTTCCTTTCTTGTTTGGTTATTACCCCTTCTTGGCATCCTTCAAAGTTGCAGAGCTTCTCCATTGAAACCACAATAGGGAAGGCACTGTAAAGGTCTGCGTGTTCTTTAAACGTGTCAAAGCTCAAGTACCTATCAAGTAAAGATAATACGTTGGTAATTGGCGACCGCTTATTGATGTTATCGCCTTTATATAAATTGTCATCCCAAAAGAAAGAAGCTGGACAATAATCTAAGCCGTGTGCACTTTCAGATAGTAGTGTAATAGTGTCATTTTCTTTAGAATAAACTCTGTAAAAGTCATCACAGTAAGCCCCTATTTTATTCTCTGATAGCTTAAAGATAATGTGTTTGATTTGCCCATCGCTGTAAGTATCAACGTCAATAACATTCTCAATAGGCACGAAGTAATAAAACGGCTCAGGTCTTCCACTCTCAGGCTCGCTAGGTAAGTCAACCACTAAGATTGAGTTGATACCACTCTTTAACTGCTCAAATCCTTGATTCTTGAAGAAATTACGGTCGTTTAGTTCTTTTTTTAAATATAAGTTAAAATCTTCTTGTAAGTCAAGTGTTTTAAACTCATAGTTAAAAAACGCATTTTGCCCATCAAATATCCTTGCAAGTTCGCTAAAGATATCGCTAGTGATTGGAATAGTAGCAACTGGATTTTTTAATAATTGTTCGAACCTTTTGAATTTATCCTTAGGCAATAAAGCCTTAATTGAGGTCTTATATTCTGTTAAAGCAGGATTAGGATTAGTGTAATTAACACAAGCCTCCGTATGGAGGACCAGCCTATTTTCGTGACTTCTTGCTTCTTTTAGAAATTCCTTCTTCGGTTGTTCCTGTATTAACTTCCTGATTTTGCTTTCTTCTAAGCTCATTGTCTATAAATTCAAATGTTGAATTAGTGTCGATTTCCCACTGCGAATTTTTAAGGGTTAAAAGAGCAACCGCGTGAGCCTTTTCAAACTCACGGGTTGCCTCTTTCCCTTTTACTTTTAAAGTAACTTTCATTTATTAGATTTCAGTTAATGGATTGAAAGCAGGAGTAGCAATTAAGTACTCAGCAGACCAACAAGCAGCAATATTAAAGCTAAAAGCGTTCATATCTTTAGTAGCAAAACCGCTATTTGTTTTGTCCCCAACAAATAAGCTAGAGATGTCGAAAGTAGTGTAATCAACAGTACCTGACTTCTTAGCAATAATCTTTTGGTCTTTCGTCACGAAATAAACACCTAAAGCACTTTCGCAATTTAATGCTTGAAGTTGTGCAATAGTAGCACTGTTCAAACTTCTAAACTCAGCAGTAAACACAGAAGGATTAACGCCTACCAGTTCGCTCTCACCGTTTAAAGTTGAATTGTCGCCCCCTCCGTTAGTGATAGCTTCACCAGCAGTTATAATCGGGTTGTGAACAAATGGTGAAACTTGTACTTTCGTGTCGTCGGTTTCAACTAACAAAGCTTGCCAATCGGCTAACAATGTGATGTCTTTTCCAGCAGTTCCATCAAAGATGAATCCTTTTCTTTGGAAAATTACTTTTTGAATTTGTCCGAAATTCTCAGGACAAGTGTTTGGTGTTATATTACCTATTGCGGCTGGCAACGGGCAATTACAAGAAGATAAACTCATTTTATTTAGTTTTAAAGTTGATAATTAAAACCAAATATAAATAAAATTTATAAGTTGTTTAGTTTATTTGAAAAACTCTTCGATGCAGCTTTAAAAACATCTTTAGTAAGAAAGTCTATTTTAGAAAAATCTTTATGCAAAATTTGGCACTCAGAAATTAAATCATTTACGCTTATGTCGTATTTTATTTCTTTTCCTAGCTCTTCGCTCATTATTTTATAATCAACAAATAAAATAGAAAGATTTTCGTCTTTCATTATTTCGTCTTTAGGCATAGGGTACAGCTCTTTTTCTGTTCTAAAAGAAGGCTTTCTTAATTCGTCACATAATTTTTTTGCTAAACTCATACTTCAAACTGTTATAATTATAAATACAATAATACTAATTTATTTGTTTTAAACCTAATTTATTTGTTTTAAACCTAATTTATTTGGTCGCTTTAATTGATGGTAAACGCAATAACGTAAACTATCTAAATTATGATTATAGTCATCAATAACAAGGCTTCTGCCTTTATCTGAGTAACAATAATTGTTTAACTCTTTGATAATATTTGTTGAATTAGGGTCGATTATTAACTGATATTCAAGCAACAAATTAATGCCAGCCATAATACTTCCAGCGCCCTTTTGACATGGAATTATGTTTATCCCTCTAAGTCGCAAATCGTTAATTAGTCTAGGCTCGGCACAATCCCCAACAATTAACCCTCCGTTTGTCAATTGCTTATTTCTGCTTGCTATTTGTTCGGTGCTTAACCCTGTTTCACAAAACATTTCCTTCACATAAATAACCTTCCTTTTACTATCAATAGAGGCACAAACAAGCGTAGTCGGGTCTGGGTAATAACCATAATCTTGTCCGAAAATAATTTGCCCACAATTAACAAAGTCGCCCACTTTCCAATTCGTAAACACGACACCTTCTGCTTTGTTAAGCCATCCACCTAAAACACGGTGCTTGTATTTCTCAGGGTTTTGTGTTTTTAGTATTTCAAACTTTTCAATAATAGAGTTAGAAAGGTTGTTGATGTTATCTAGGTAAGTTGTGTGAATGTATGTAACATTTGTTTTAGTGCAATTGTCTCCCCCATTTACTCCATTCTGCTCAAAGAACCGCTTGTAAATCCAATGCTCTTTTGTGGTTGGGTTAAGGATTAGTATTACTCTGTTTTGGCTGCCTTTCTTCCTAATACTTTCGTCTATTGTGTCAAAATCCTTCTCATCCGTTACCTCCTCAGCTTCATCAAGCACAAAAGTAGTTATTCCAGATATAGACTTTAAAGCGGCGGTTTGGTTGCCTGAGCTAGTTTTTATTCCTTTGAATATTATCTTTGAGCCAGTTAGTTTATTTACAATTTCATTCTTAGTAACTTCAAACACATTCTCTAAACCGTAAAGCTGTATTTTTTCGGTAAACTCAGGAATAATTGATATATGAGCCGAAACCATTGTGTAACGTGAGAAAAGGATAATATGCCCTTTTTCGTATGTTAGCTTCAACAGAAAGTCGCAAACGTGAAAGGACTTAGCCGAACCCCTTCCCCCAGTGCAAACAAAGTAACGGCTTATTGAGGTGTAAAGCGGTTTAAATTTCGGGATTAACGTTACCATCTGCCCAGTTGCTTATTGGCATATTTATTTCTTTTCCTTTTGTGGTGTGGTCGATGTAAGATTGGTTAAGTCTTTGGTGTTCCTCTGGTGTTGCAAGTAATCTATAAAGTGCTAATAATTCTGCTGCTTTGTCGCTATTATGTAGCTTAGTTCTAATACTAGATTTTGTTTGTATTTTGTTTATTTCTAACATTTCTCTTAACTCGTTACTTTCGTCACTCTCTAAAGGAAAGTATTCGTAATAAGTCTTTTTAGCAATAGGTAAGAACGCTACTATATCTTCAATAAAATATAGTTTGTGTTTTATTATTGCTTCTTTCGCTTGCTGAAATATCTTTTTTTTGTCATAAGCCATAACCCCAAATTTACTAAATATTTTTTAGAACCTCATTAAAATAGAACTGGTAAAACTTGTTGTTGTCCAGCATTGTTGCAATTACATTAACCGAATGAAGGACCGTTGAATGGTCTCGGTTAATCATTGCGCCCACATCAACAAGCCCGTAATTGCACCGCTCACGGACAAGGTAGCAAAAGAATTGCCGAGCTAGTACTATTCTGCTTTTCCTAGTTTGTGATTTGATTTGGTCTAGGTTTACGTCTAGAACTTTGTCAATTGCGTTTAAAATATTTTCGGGGGTTACTTTTTTTACTTCCCTTTGCTGGCTTACCTCAGTAGGCTCAAATGCGAAGAAGTGATAATCGGTAATGATGTTTCGTACCTTTCGGGCTAGTTGTGGATTGATGTTAAACCCCAAGTGAGAGTAGATAATATCGTTTATTTTTTTAGTGTTCATTTTGACTGTTTTTTAATTTTTCTACCCAAGAAGATTTAAGACAATTTTCACATTTGTTTACTGTTTTCATTTGGTTATTTTCATCTAGTTTTAAATCAATTTGTTTTTCGTGTAATTTTAGTTTAATTACAGCCGCCCAATAAAAAAAATAAATACTGATAAACACTCCCCATAATAATAAATTTGCTTCAAAATAATGTAGTAAAAAAGTATAAAGAATAGTACTTTGAAGGGGAAATTTTGTTGGTGTGTTTGTAATTACGAATCTTGTTTTCATCTTGTTTTATCTAAATATTTAATTCTTGCTTTTATCTTATCACTGTATTTAATCAACCTCCTAGCTTCCTTCCAGTCAACGCTTAATGGTATTCCGCAGCTTGCTTTAAGGTAATTGGAAAGTGTTAGTTTAGGCTTAATTTCCTGAATTGGTACGCCCCCGAAAAAGAGTGGTCTAATGGTGAAGTAAAGGAGTAGGATTGGCTTCATTTTGTTAAAAGAGGCTTCGTTTCAAAATCAACAATTCTATCAAGAACGCTGTGAGGTACTGATTTAACATTGCCTGTTTTTGTATTTTTAATGGTGTGCAAAGCCCCTCCAGCGACTAACTCTGTTCCGTGAAAGGAATATTTTTTCCCCTCGTGGGTAAAGTACACCTCTAAATGAGGGATAAAATGCTGGTAGATTTGTGCTTTCATTTGTACGTTCGTTTTACCTCGTTAATTGCCTAAGGGAGTAGCGATAGCTCAAATTTCGAA